ATATAATTCTTTTCTTTTTCGATCTTCCACTTTGGTAAGATGTCCGGTTCTTTCTTGATTAGGTTTGCAACCGTTGTTTCGTCGTAAAGATTAAACCCAAAGTCGACGCCAAATCCGTGTTCAATAGTGTATTCCGCCCAGTTTACATTTTCAGCGCACACCCCCAGCGCCATGTCATTTATGATCTTTGTTGATACTTCTCCAGATCGATACAAAACATCTGCTATGCTTTGCTGTTTTGTTCTCCATTGTCGCCCCTGAAACACTTGCCCCCGTTTCCATGCGTCAAAATCCGCTTGTGATATTTTACCTTCGGCAACCTGTTCCAAATATTTCTGTTCCTTAACTTTGTACTTACGGACGAACTCGTCCATTTTCTTCTGCAAATCCTGTTCGGCTTCTCTGTATACATCCTGTATCCTTTTATCCAGTTTCTTTATCGCTTTTTCCGCTGCTTCGTTGCCGTAATCATGCATTTACATCTTCCCCGGTTTCAGTCTCGGTTTCAGCTCCCATTTCTGCCCTGATATTTGCGTAATCCTCTAAATCTTTTTTAGCCATGATATTGTTTACTTCGTCGATCGTGATATTCGGGAATTTAGATAGCATGGTTTCTTCGTCCAGATAGTTAGCTTCCAACATCAACATCTGCACCTGCTCCATCTCGTTAGAAATCCGATTGCGCTTGAAAACAGGAATATCCTCAATCCCGATTAAAGCAAGAATCTGTTGAACAAATTCACTTGCCTGATACTCAAAGTCATCCGCTTCTTCGTCCATAGGTTGATACGCTGCGTCGATATGGTCATTAGTCGCACCCGCCGCAACGGTATGAACGTCAAGCCCACCGAAATCCTCATACAGTCCCTTCCGAATATCATCAAGAAAAGTCTTTCGTGCCTGATACGGAATATCTTGTGTATACGGTGTAACGCTTCCTTCCCCGTCTACATCTACGATATGAGAAATCCGCAGTTTATCCCGGAACTGTTCTAAATCCTTGTCTGTCATTCCTCCGTAATTCTGGACAATCCAATAGATTTGCGCACAGTCGTGTAAATCGTTAGCGAAACCGGAACGAATCAAATCATAACTATCAATAGCCTGGCGCATTCCTACCAAGGTGGATTGCTTTAGGCTTGATCCCCAGAACGGAACGATCGGTAATGCACTGTAGTTTTCTTCACCGACAACTACATCGCCGCCGACTTCCGTGCTTTGCACAATGGTTTTATAGGCTTGCTTCGGTTTCGTTACCTGATAGCCGGAATTCTTGCTTTTTTTGTACTCTGTAAAGCCGTCTGCTTCGTAAAGCACCGCCGTCATAGGTTTATCATTGTCTATCTGCCAAAACCGCACACCGGCTCTCAAAACGCCCGTTTCCTCGTCCCATACCGGCACGAACTCAGTCACCGGGAAAGTGTACAGCCGGTCATTATTCCAAAACCCGAAACAAACGCCATGAATCAATGCCTTATAGCCTGTTTTCTTTAACGCTGCATCAAACTTCAGCCCAAGCTGTTCTTTAGTTCTATCAATCGTAACTTTGATCCCGTCCTCGTTTACCGTGTCCTCTTTGTTTTTAGAGAATGCAACGCCGTTTCCTAACAAGTAGTTGCAACGCTGCGTATTAAGCCGGTGAAAGAAATTGCTTGCGATCTTGTTGTTTGACGCTATGTAATCCGTGATCGGCTCACCCATAGACGAAAAAATGACCTGGACATACTCATTGATTGTTTTGTTCTGCTGTTTGTCGTAAGAATCCGCAATCTTTGCAGTTACATACAAGTCAGACGTTGTATGCTCTTCGATTGCGTTCTCAACAAACTGCGCTTTGTTTGTGTACTCAAGAAAATCCTGATAAGTTACCATTACACATCATCACCTTCCGCAAAATCAACCCTAATGTTTGCTTTCCTGTATAACCTTCGTGCAAGACAAGCGGCACTATCCGGGCAGTCATCGTGTTCAGCTTCTTCGGAATAATCCAAAATCTGCTCTATGTATTCATCATCGGTTCCTTCGACGAAAACGACCTTTTCCCAGATTGCTTTAAGGTACGTCGAAATCTTTAAATGTTTGTTCATTGATTCATGGTATGTAACCATCCGTATACCGAATTTTGTTTTCAAATCTCTTGCTAAGAATCCTTTATCAGCGTTCGTTTCACAAAGACATTTTGATAGCATAAGCCGCCGGTAATCCTGCTCAATATTATTATAACATTTTTCAACGTGTCTTTGCCAAGTTTTACCATAAATGTAAAAATTTCCCTCATGGTAAGACATAGCCGTAAATGCTGTGTAGTCCTCGCCGCCGTAAGCTGCGTCCACATGACAAAATGCATCTCTTACCATGTTTACGCTTGCCCCCATCGGGCGCTCCGTGAACAGCAAGTTTTCATCGGAAATGATTTTCAGCTCGTAATTACACGCAAACAAAGACGGCGCCATGCTGTTACGGATTTGTTCTAAAATCTCCGGCGTTATGATCTTTTGGATTTCCTCATGGTAGCAGTTATATTTGACCAAGTTCGGCATAAGGTTTGAAGCATCGTCTTTATGCCAGATAGTTAGCGTGTTTACAATCTTTCCCCCACGGTTTTTGATATTCTGCAATTCCTGATAGACTAACTTTGTCCGTTCCCGTTCCGTCCGGGAAATCCTATCTTTGATATTGATAATGTCATCGGTAAAGATATTATCAAAGTGTTTGCCGGTTAAACTGCCGCCGCAACCGATTCCCAGTAATTGACTTGTACCCTTTATATCCGACGAAAGATTAGTCGTTATTTCAGACGTTGTGTGCGTCAGCATCTTTAAACCGACCCCGTATATTGCATTTACAAAAACTTGTGTATGCGGGTCTTGTAAAATCTTTTCGACCTGTTTAACGATCTCTTTTATGTCATCATCGGTCTTACGAATAAACATAGTCCGCTTGTTCGGCAACAGAATGATTATCAGCGCAAGCGCAATACTAACGCAAGTCGTTTTATACGTCTGCCGGGAAGCTGCAACCGAATAATCCTCTTTCCCCGTAACCATGTTCTTGATCCATTCGTTATGAATCGGCAAAAGCCGTGTAAATCCCAGCAGATGCCCGAATTTATACGGCTTATTTTTTAGAAATTGAATTGCTTGTTCTCTTGTCATAATTTAACTGCCTTTTGGCCTGTAAAGTCTTCCCATCTTTGAATAATTACGTCGCAATAATGCGGATCAAGCTCTGCCATATAACATTTTCTGTTTAACTGTTCACAGGCTATTAGTGTGCTACCACTTCCGCCGAATAGGTCAAGCACTATATCATCTTTTTTGGATGAAAAACTAATTGGCTTTGCGCAAAGTTTAATAGGTTTTTGCGTTGGGTGACCCGTTGAGTGTGTTTCTTTATTCAAAATCCAATAATTCATTTCAGGGCAAAATTCAATCTGTGAAACAGCTTCTTCTTCGTAACCGTAAAAAGAAAGAAAATTTTGTCTTTTTGGAAAATTACAGGTATGTTTCCCTCGCGTTGCATATACTATAAGCTCAGTTGCAAATGTCCAATGCCGTTTAGACAAGCTCGGTGTTGGATTTGGCTTGCACCACACAATATAGCTGTTGAAATCATAAAACTGTTTTGCCCAATCCCATACGGTTTGAATTAAAAAATGAGAAGTGCAAATATATGCTACTGAATCCTTTTTGCTAAATGCACTAATATTTTCAAGTGCAGGTTTTATATTGAAGTTTTTATCCCATTCGCTTTCTGCAAGCGTTTTGTATGTCTTTTTTGTTGTTTTTCCTGTAGCCGCAAAATTCTTACTTTCGCTCGCTATGTTGTATGGAGGGTCAGTAAATACCATATCAGCCTTTACCCCATCCATAAGCCTATCAATAACCGCAGGGTCTGTGCTGTCTCCGCATATCAGCCGATGCTCTCCCAACTGCCACAGGTCGCCGAGTTTCGCCTTTGGCTCGGCTGGTACCTCTGGAACATCATCCTCGACCACTTCTTCTGGCAGAAACTCTGTCTCCATCTCAAACCCAAACTCGCTCATATCAATGTCCAGAATCCCATCAAGTTCGGTGTCTAACAGCTCGAAATCCCACTCGCTTTCATTCGTCTTGTTATCCGCAAGCCGTAAAGCCTTTATCTGCGGCTCTGTAAGCGTTTCAGCACGTAAGCAAGGCACTTTATCTACCCCAAGCATTTTCGCCGCTTGTAGGCGCCCGTGGCCTATAATAACGACGTTTTCTTTATCAATCACAATCGGCTGTTGCCAACCGAACTCTTTTATGCTGTTTGCGATATGCTCCACCTGTTCAATCGGGTGCTTCTTTGCGTTCTTTTCATAGGGTTTAATCTTGTCTACGCTGATTTGTTCAATCTTCATCATTTCCTCCCTGTGCATATTGGATTTCTTTTCCATCATCGACATAAATCATCGCCATACTTTATATATAATTTTTCAGCTGTTCCATCCCCACAATTGTGAATTATATACGCCCTATCCTTTATTTCTTTAATTTCTTCATAATATTTTACTTCTTTAAAATTAACCGCAGAGTAAAAACCGTTTCCTTCAATATCAAATTTTATCATTTCTATGTTGTCGTCCCAATTTATTCCCACTACGTTTTCAAACAGTTTTTCACTGTCATCCTTAAACTTTACCAGTATATTACTACACATTAGCCGGCGTTCTCCTTTCTATTTATGTTTGTTCAATCTTCATCTAATTCAACCTCTTCCATTATGGGTGTTGCTTCTATGGTAATCGGAAACCCGCATTTTGAAAACGACTTTATCACATCAATCAGATCCCAAATCACTTCATTTTCTTTTTCATCTTTTGTGTCAATAGTAAACACATAGTGCCAGCTATTTATTTTATCAATCATCTTCCAACACCATCTTTTCTACTTCGTCAATGACTTCCTGTGATACCTCTGCCAGCATGACCTTTTCCACGGGCTTCTGCCCTGCGCTGTCCCGCACCACCTCAAACGCCCGTGTATCGCCTTTCAAGGCTTTCTGCATCTGTTTCAAGGCTATAGCTTCAGCGCCTGAAAGCACATTTCCCGCCTTGTCTGTTACGTCTTTTTCTAACAGTGCTTCCAACGCAAGCCGGATGTCCCGCTTCCGTCTGCGGGCTTCACCGGACGCCTTCCCGCCTGCCGACTGTTCCTCGGCTGTTAGCTTATGAACATCATCGCCCTTTACAAGGTTTTCATTATTTGGCATTCAGAACACCCCCTAACCCGTGCCAACTTCATTTGTGATTCCTTTCGGCCTTGTTGCGTTTAGATTGTGCATACCAAATCTGATTGCGCTTGCTCTTTCGTACCTGTCATCATCAAGCCTAAACAGCAAATATAGCAAGTCAGCACTGCTTAATTTTACTAACTTTAGTGTAGCATAATACGGCTTCATTGCGCAAGTAAAATCCATTCCGTTTGCATAAAATCCCATGCAAGCGTCAAGCAATTCTATCCACGCTTGTTTCTCAATTTTTGTCATATCATTTTACCCCTTT